GATCATGGTTGGTAGTCGGTGTTGCCGGCTTATTGCAGCTCAAGCAAATGTACTCAGTCATGCTTACCTCGAATCGGTTGAGTAAAACCCTGTTCCCTTGAAGATGGCAGCGGGTACGCTGGAATAAATCTTATTCATTGGTTCGCCGCAGAATGGGCAATCCACGTCATGTGGCTCGTTGATGGCTAACTTATGATCGAGTATCGCAGTTGATTCACAATCATCATTCCTGCATTGGAACTCATAGCTTGGCATTATCGAGCTTCTCGCATATATGGCATGGTGAGCCTTTCATTATGGTGTTACCGCACTTGCAGTACACAGGCTCAAGTTTATCAGTATCAGTCTGGAAATCAGCGTAACCAGCCTTTACAAGTAATTGCACCAAGTCGCTGAATGGGAGAAAGGCTAGATACTCCGCCGCATCCTCACCCTGTCCATTCATACGGATCACTACAAGGTTGAGTTCCTTGTTCTTCTCAGTTCTCTTACGACTTTGGCGCAACCACTCCAACGGTTTGAAGTCAGCCCGCGCTTTCACTTCTATGTCCATAGGAACATTCACTATGTCCTTACCGTTACCGCGCCCTACCGTAGCCCCAGACCAGTATTGACTGAGATACTCAGCTACTACCCGTTCAGTCCTAAAGCCTCGGTGTTTGCGGTGTTGAGATGGCATCTGGTCATGCCTTCCCTGTGCTAGTTATAGCATGGCACTTAGGACAACTCCAAGTGTAGCCAGAGACGGGATTACCGCCTGTGACCACAATATCTTCCATAGGGAAAGGCTCGTTACATAAGTGGCATACTGTTGTGATTTCTGGGTGTACTGGTGGGTGTGGTGGTTCTGCCATCAGTTCAGCTAGAACCTGCATCTCCTCATCGCTTGGGAACTTTTCCCATTCGCCATCTTGATTCATGAACTCTAGTGCGCCCATTACCATTTCCTCTCTTGTGGCTTCCATAATCCATCGGCTGCAATCTCATACCAATGTACGGTATCGCAACCTGCGCCTGTGGTTTTAGACCAGATAGAACATTTGAAGTGACCCCATGGCTTGTTATTCTTACCAACGCCAGTTTTCCACGTCATTTCCTTACCGCATTTGCAATGAGGAATGTCGCGCTCTGTCTGACCGCCAATGATGTCCTTAACAATCTTGACTGCTTCATCGACTGTTGATGCCGGTGCAGCTTCTCTGATTGTCCATGGATCATCTTCTTTGGCAATAGGCACATACTCTTTGCCCGTCTGAGCCATCTTTTCCTTAGCCTCGGCTATTGCAGATTGTGCTACATTTTTAGCAGCGACCTTGGTCATTTCTTCCCGACTTGCTCTCTTGCCTTTTGTCGCATATCCAGCGTTAGCCAATGCGCGACCAATAGCAGACGTTTCACAATTCTCAAGCGCAGAAGTAGCGTTAACCCCTCGCCCTTGGACAGTCTCCTCGGCAAGCCCTGTTGCCCATACCAGTCCATCTGATCCTCGGTAGATTTCAGCCCTAACGATAAATCTCGTGCCTGATGAATCGAGGAGAGTAGTGACAATGCGACCATCTCCGTTATCTTTCCAGAACTTGACCAGCCGTTCTTCGACCGTCTCGTAGTCTTCAAGGTTGAAGAATCCCATGTCACTTCTCACTCATCACTTTCAGCTTCCAACCAGAGGATTTTAACTCTCTGATAATCTGCTCGTTTTGATAGACAATTACCTCGAGAAAGGCATCACGATCCATAGCAGCCTTCTTCAAATCTTCAAGCTCATCAAACTTAAACATATAACTCATTCTCCTCTGTTGCTAGTTCGCCGCTGATTGCGGCATAGCCGCACATGTCGATGAAGTGATCGACCTTACTACCTTCCATTGACCTTGCCACTTTGACCAGTAAGAGACACATCGCCACTTGGTCTGGACGGATTGGCATTTCAAGATATGCAGACCATAGGGATGCGGTTCTGGACATATTGTCTGTAGGGTGACCATAGTCCATACCTCGGTCTTGAATGACTGCCCTTGCTTCGTTGAGGTAGTCACGGGCGTTCATCGTGACTCTCGCTGGAACTGCTCGATGCGACCTTCAACTTGCCCGTCAGATCGTCCTAACATATAACCCAAAGCTGCGACAATTACTGTATATGCCGCTATTGCAAAGAAACTCATATTGCCCTTTCCGTAGTCCGTATCTCGGCTACATAGGCAAAACTACCTTATCGGTGGGCGGTGTCGAGTATATTTTGGTAACGGTTTGATAACGATTGTGGATGGGTCTTCATCCTCAAAATAAGGGTTAGCGATGCCGTCCGTAGCGCTTGCCTGAGACAATGAACGTGCCATCCTTCTCTACGTGGATTAGATCAACTTGAACGTTCTTCTCATGGACGTACATGATTGCGAACGATTGCTGCCAGTTCATGACCCCATGCGTGTACGAGGCTTTGCGGGTATCCATGAGATGACCAGCCTCTACGCCCTGTAGAATACGCCCTACGCGGCCTCCAGAGGCCTCTGTGAACGATGACCTGCCACTCCTGTGCGTGTGACCCGAAATTACATTCTTGCCCCGCCTACGCGCCCCCTCAAGGGCTGATAAGCCCCCTTGTGGCTTGAGTGGTGTATGGTCGCCATGGACTGCTATCCAGTTAGGCGCTATGTTCATCTCATCCTTATGGAACTTGATGCCTAGCTCGTCCATCTTAAGGAAGCGCTCAAAGCGCAGCTCTGGCAATGAACCAAGTGCCGGTATCTTGCTGCTTATTTGGTTGTAAAGTCTGTCGGTATGGTTGCTGCGGATCATGTCCGTAACCCCCAACTCCCAGAGGATATCGACAGTCATGTTGCGGTTATCATCGAGGGTCTGGGCAAACCATTCAGCCTTGCCCTCAGACCAGCGCCCCAACTCAGTCATATCCATTTCATCGCCGAGGGTGACGGTTTGGTCGGCTTTGAAGGTTTTGGCAAATCGTACGACATTTCGTACCACATGAGCATCATGTAGTGGGATTTGAAGATCAGGTATAACCAATATCTTCTTCATAGGCTTTTAATCCTCGTCATCGTCCTCATAGGGGATATTATCAATGCGATTGGGAAGGTTAGGAATTATCCAATCAGGAAAGGACTCACGATCTGAGAGCAACCAGAAGGCATGAGTCTCTGTAAACCCTGCTCTGCGTAAGGACTTGTAATACTCATTGAGCGCTATTGCATAAGCATCTAACGCGCTATAAGTATCTAAGTCGATTACTGGTCGCTTCCTCGCCATAGCAAAATTATCTCTCTAGTAAGATGTTATAGATTTCATCGACACGCGCATGGAGTCGTTTAATTTCAGCTAGTAGGTGTGTGATGACGAAGCCTGATAGACCACCGATTACTGCAATGGTTGCTACATAGAGCTGGAAGAACTCAGATTGGGTCACTTCTTAGGACTCGCATATCCGAATACTCCCGCCACGATTGAACCAAGAATGGCGCGGTAGTCAAGAGCGAAGTTTGAGGTAGTACCCCAGACTGCTAAGAAAGCGCCAATGCTCATTACGATAGGGTTTTTCATATTCATGTGGTTGCTCCTAGTAGCGGGATATTAAAGAACGTAGAATCTGTGTCGCCCTTTGGAGTGAAACTAATATGGCAATGGTGAGAGTGCGGAGAGCTTCCCCGATACACGCGCCAGCGCCAGCCCATGCGAGGGCTTGCAATCCTACCGTTGAAGATAACGTAGGCAATGCGCTTGTCTCCTGCCTTGGCGCAGAGTCGAATCTGATCTGCAATATCGGGCATGAGGTCGGGCTTGGCTTTTCCAGAGACATCTCTATCCACATCGATTGCTCGAACAATCCCACTCTTTGCATCAGGGTTGTGATCAGAAGGGCGCGATGCATGACGTGAGTCACCGAGCCAGCCATCGGAATCACGCAAACGGCTTGGGAACGAGTCATCAAACTGCTCTCTTAACTGTTGCCCTGCTTTACATAGAACGGGCTTCATTTAAGAGCGCCTCACATTCTGCACATTCCCAATTTTTCTTATCATTAAGCATTAACGAATCGTGATTGCATTCTGGCATAGGTGGTATAAAAGCATCATCAATTGGATCATAGGTATAACCAACGCCAGCATAGTTATATCGGATAGTTCCGTTGTAACTTGTTTTAACCCAAGTACCGCCAAGATTATCGAGAAGCCATTGATAGCCCTCATCACCTGCTGGATCGTTGTTGTCTCCTACAAGTACGCGAATAACTTTATTAGTTTCGTCTATTTCTGCCCAATGACTCATATTAAACCGCCGTCTTTAAATAACGAAATATAACTAGACCAGACCCACCGCCACCGCCGGGTGTTGTGTTAGCACCACCGCCGCCACCGCCAGAACCTGTGTTTACTGTTCCTGCAGTTGGAGCCCCACCATTAGTTCCTGCACCGCCGCCGCCAGTTCCAGCAGTTCCACCTGTTGGGCTTCCAACGCCAGAACCACCGCCACCACCTGCTACGAGACCACCTGAACCTAAACTGCATGCAGTAAGCCAACTGGAGAAGTTATTAGAATTATATGTATTAGTTCCAGCGCCACCAGCGCCGCATGCTCCTGATGTAGCTGCGCCACCTACTGCACCAGCGCCACCGCCACCACCGCCAGCATCGTAAGTTGTGCCGTTAGATGATCCAGCGCCACCGTTATAACCTTCTACGGGAGAATAAGAGCCAGCGTTACCAGTACCGGCAGTACCAGCAACTGCGCTAGTAGCACCAGCGCCACCGCCTGAACCACCGTTACCACCGTTTTTATCGGCTGCACCGTTACGACCACCAAAGCCGCCGCCAGATACGGAAATGGTTGAAATGCCAGAACCTGCAATAGTTGTAGGTTGTCCTGCGGTCGATACTGTACTTAAGGCAGCAGTTCCGCCACCACCAATGGTTACTGTGAAGTTTGTAGCAGGAAATGATTGAGAAGTAAGAACTCTCACACCACCTGCACCGCCGCCAGCGCCACCGTTATATCCAGCGCCACCTGCTGATCCACCAGCACCACCGCCTGCCACGACGAGGCAATCTAAAGTAATTGAGGCATTAGTAACACTCAAAGTTCCGTTGCCTGTAAAGGCTCTGTAGTAATACGTTGAGTCTGAGTAAAGAGTTCCACCTGAGACTGTAGGGATTTTTACAGATGGCGCTAAAACTGAAACGACATTATTAAGCAATTGCGCCCACCACATACCAAGTATCTGTAGCAACCTTTAGACATGCTGCCATCTTGTATTGACCAAGAGTAGGTGATGCCGCAGTTGCACCTGCTGAAAGAACTGTGGTTGTGCCTGAAGTGACTGCGGAGATTGTGCATGTTCCAGCGCCCTTATTGAGGACGTTAAGGACTGTGCCAACTGGAAAGGCTACTGATGCGTTGGTCGGAATCTTGAACGCTATGGCAGTTGCCTTGTTCATATAGACAAGCTTCTGATATGAGTCACCAAGGACTGCGGTGTAGTCAGCAGTCTGGTCTGATCCAGATACGTCAAAGGTCACTAGACCGTTATACATCGCAGCGGTGAGGATATCGCCTGTCGCTGATGGGAAGCCTGTTGCCATTTATATCTCCTAGTAAGTCATAGCACTCACGCCAATTATACCGCGTTCTGTGCTTCCTATTACGAATCCATCGGTTATGGGTTCTAGTGTTGTTACGGTTACTTGCATTGAATTAGGGGTGATAGACCAACTTAAGCCTTGCACCTGTAGGGTTTTGACGATTGTTGAGCCATCAGGCTGGACGTTGGTAATCTTGCAATTGTCGAAGTAATCGAGCCCAATCATTGTATTGGTCGGTACTGCGGCATCGAGCAGGTCAACAGTCATGGCATCGATACGGATAGTTGTCTCAGCTCTTGTCGCCACATAGGTACGGGCAATATTGAGGGCATTGGCATCTGTGTCGATTACTAGATCAGTCTGGTTATAGCCATGAGCAAAGTACTTGATAACTGAGGCACTATTTTCAGCAGTCTGCATAGTGCCACCGTAGCGGGTCATCTGAGATTGGTTGATAATAAGTTTATCGTCAAAGGCAAAGACCAGATTGCGATAAGGGATTCCTGTTGTCTGGTTGAACTCAATCGGGGTTGCAGCGATAGATGAGACTACTGTGTTCCGGTTCTTGAAGATGGCGTTGCCTGACCCATCGATATAGAACGCACCCTGTTCTGAAAACTCTGCGTTCTTGAGGGCTGCAAGAGAAGTGCGGTTTGTTCCGGGATCTGCAATACAGTTGGAGTTGCCTGTAGCCAATGTACGCATCGAGGCAGGGAATGAGATTGCATCAAGAATCTTACCAATGCGAGCGCCTGTATCCTGTCCAGCCGTTCCACCTGATACTGAGGTTACTTGGGATAGTTGGAATAGCCGGAAAGCATCTGAGACGTAGATATCGACATAGCCCATGTTCTCGGCTTGGTCGTAGTAATAGCGGTACTCAGTTGTATAGCCGCTGAATAAGAACTTCTGCGTTGTGGCAGTTGTAGCTGAGATGCGCACCTTGCGAAGCGGAGTCAGATAAGGATAATAAGGCGATGCTGGATTTTGTGGATTCCATGCACCATCTGGATCATAGACACGAACTACTGCGCTGCCAGCCTCATAGGTATCTCGTTGAAGATTGCGCCCACGGTTAATAGTGATATTACGAACGTTAGGCGTAAGGTCGACAATTGGCTCTGGAACGGTCGAGGAAGCCAACTGAGAGACTCCAATGATTCCATTTTTGGCATCGCCAATAGTGAATGGATAGCCAAAGGTTGCACCGCTAGAGAAGTCAAAGGAGACCGCTATCTGTGCCGGTAACGCCATTAGTCAAACCCACCTGTACGGCGGTTCAGATAAGCATTATTGCCAGACATAGATTGATCTAATAAAGCATCTGCAATTGTCTTGCCATCAATCTGGACTGTAACGCTTTGTGCGCCAAAGCCACCATTGCGCCACCAGCTTTGATTCTGTGGTGCAGATGGGTCACTTGCACTCATATCTGGAACTGTATCTGTATTGGTTGGTGGAACATAGCCAGAAGAAGGTACATAAGTTCCTTGGTTATATTCAGTATTGGGAAGGTTAGACGGCTGAGGAATTGTAATTGTAGGATTGCTAATACGCTTGACTTGTTCCTCAAGTAAATCTAAATATGCCTTCCATGAAGCAAATGGGTTCTTAGCATCTGGAAGTGATGCGAGATAACCTGCAAGTTGAGTACCTAATCCCTGAGCCAAAGCAATCTCACGTGTGAGCTTCTGGGCTTCATCGAGGTTACCAGTAACGAGGGCTAATTGGAGTTCAAGGCGCTTACGATCTTCTTCAGACAATTTACCCTTGAGGGCAGCAATAATCTGAATCTGGTCTAAGTCAAATATAGTGCCAGCTCGCTTGAGAGCGGCTTGCTTTTTTAATTCTTTGGTGGAGTTTTCTTGTGCTTTAAGCAAAGCTCTTGCGCGGTCTCTTGCTGCCTTTTCAGCTGCTGCGGCTGCCTTTGCATTGGCATCTGCGTTTAAACTTGCCAAATGGCTATTTGCAGATGCTGGTGCTAAACCTGATGATCTACTACGTGCGCCTTCTGTGACGAATGGGCTAACCACACCACCCGCAACTTTTCCAAGTATCTTAAGCAAAATACCTGCTAATTGCAGCATTTGCTTAATTACTGGCATTGCTGCTAAATCTTTAAATCCTTGAGCCAAGCCACGGAAGAAGTCTGCAATGTTGGTAGCAAGTGTTTTCATTTTAGCGGCAAGATCATTGATGGATGTATCTCCGGCAAGAATTTTAAAAGCGTCTATAAGTCCGCCGCCGATGGTTTCCTTAGCCTCACCTGCTGCGGTGGTAAGCAATTGCATCTTTCCTGCGTAAGTCCCTAAATACGCTGCATTAGAACCTGAAAATTGTTCATTAAGTTTCTTTTGGATTTCTTCAAAAGAAGCCGCTTTAAGTTCTGCTTGAGTCAGTCCTGTGTTGTACTTCTTTAAACCCTTTGTGTTGCCTACATAGGCTTGCGCGAGGTCATTGGCTACTGTCTCTAAATCAACCCCTGAACCTGCTGATATATCGATTGCTTGCTTAAGTAACTTTTGGCTATTAACAACTGATCCAGTTGTAGTCAATAAGCCCTGTAGCGCTGGACGTAATTTATCGTCAACAACGCCAGAACTCATTGATAAATCTTCAACAAACTTTGCAAGGTCAGCGTTAGCAAAAGATAGCCCTAGGTTATCTACTGTTTTGGATAAACGACTAGCTGCTGCTTCATCTTCTGCAAAAGCCTTAACTGCTGCCTTGCCAAAGTTAATTGCTGCGCGAGCTGAAAGAGCCAGACCGAGCGCACCAGCTGCACCTTTAACGCTTTTGCCGAGTTTATCGACTGCGCGCTCTGCTTGCTTAAATCCTTTAGCATCGAACTTCGAGCCAATTAGAATGTCTGGAAATGCCATTATGCTGCCTTCCTAAATCGTTGGCTTTTGCTCCGTGTGTAAAACTCTCTAGTTGCCTTATCTATTGCTGCCATTGCAGCACCCTCGGCTACGCCGCGACTATCGCGCCAAGCGCGGTAAATGAGTCGTCCACGACCTTTAAGGCTTGAGACGATTTCTGGAAGATTACGGATAAACTGTTCTCCCGCTTTAGGGTTATTAGAATGGCTATAACGATTACCTGCTACGCCATTACGTCCAACCCAAGGCTGACCTTTAGGATTCTTAATACCCGCCTGCTCATATATAGCGCCAATATTGGACTTGTTTATAATACGAGCTAAAGAAGTAAATCCATTACGATTGGGCTTACTTACTGCGGTGCTATAAGTGATGCCACGTTGAATGATAGAGGCATTGTAAGGTGGAAAATAACCTTCGCTAAAGGAACGTCCAGCCCAATGACTCATAGGTGATTGAGCCGGAACGAATCCTCTAGCTTTATTTACTACAGGGCGTAGGGCTTTGCCTAATTCCTTAGTCAGTTGTTTATCTAAGTCGGGAGTAAACTTACGGAGTGCCTTGCGCAGATCAGAGTTACCTCTTATTTCTACGATTGGCATCTTTCCGCTCCTTCGCTAGATCATGTAAAACTTGTATATGAGCCTTAAACGCCATTGGCGATAAGTTCACTATGGTCTCGAACGGAACTCCGTACTCATACGATAAACGTGTTGCCGTATAAGTAACAGAGTTCCGATCGATTACCCTAAAGGGTCAGACTCTAAAACCTCGACCCCTTTAACAGTTGAGAGGAAATCCTCTCCAAACGGTTTGACGGTTTCCCCTGAGCGGCGAATCGCTTCCCAGCAAAGCCAGTAGATATCGGATTGTTTCTGATCCTCAATCAAAGCCTTGTGAAACCCTTTTTTAGCATATTGCTCAAAAGCATATTCAATCAGCGGAGTAATCTCGTACTCTGTTACTGAATTGTCTGCCCTTGTTACTTTGAGTTTAGCCATGCCCTTTATCTCCTTATTAGAATGTGCCTGTTGTTGCTACTGCGATTGTACCTGATACGTTCCAAGTAACTGACTGTGTGCCGAGGTCTGCAACTGCGCCGTTGATGTCGGTTGTGTTGTTAACAAGGCAGGTCATTGTGTAAAGAGGGTTTGTTGCTGATACTGCTGAACTCTTGTCCTGTAGGAATACTACTGTGACGTTAGTTCCCCATGCTGCCTGAAGGGTAGCGAGAACTGATGCTGAAGCAGTATCGTTGAGGAAGTCGATTGTGACTGAAGATGCTTCCAAGCCCTTAACGAACTTGTGTCCTGAGTCGCCCATCGCTGTAACTTCAAGCTCATCGAAAGAGCGGTTGATTGTTACAGAAGTTGCATGATCTGAGAGGTCGACAGAATTAACCTTAACGCCGACCTTGTTGTTTAGAAATACTGCCATGGTTATTCCTCGTCCTTCTTAGTTGTTGGTTTTGGTGCGGGTGCTGCTGGTGGTAGCTGACCGATCTTGATAAGGAAGTCGGCTTGCTCCTTTGTCCAATCGTCCATCGATTAGCTCCATTCCGTTAGGGTACTGATTGCAATATCGCAAGTCAGTAAATCGCCAGAGGGTACAGAAATCACGCTAGGCGCGGTGACTGAACCCACGTTGAACTTGATGCTAGATGCTGCAAGTTTGTTAAATACTGCAACCGCCATCTGCTCAATGCCATTGAGGTTGCCCTCATTGTCGAGAAGCGGTACAAGTATAGAAATCTTAAAATTAGCCATAGGCGCGATAGTCGCGTATTGGTTGTTATTAGGCTCGATGTATGGATCAGCAGGAGTCACAATCACGCTATTAGGGATTGGGCTTGCTGGTGGAAAGGCAAACACCTGATAGAGACTGTTATCGACTAGGGCAGTTGCTATAGCCGTTCTAAGGGTTGTTATAGCGGTCATTAGCCCACCATTGACCTTGGGTCTAGGTAAGGCGCGATAAGTCCTCGTACGCGGCTGATGAGCTGAGAGGACATTGCATAGAATGAACCCATTGAGCCATCTGGACTCATAGCATTACCGGAGTTAGCCTGACGGGCTTGCCAGATAGATTCAGCAATCATGAGAGCAGCCAATTGAATAGATGGGATTGTAGAAGGGTCGAGATAAGTCTCAGCCGCTACTGTTCCAAATGGATTGACCGGATGGTAAGGCGATGGTGTGTTGTTATTGCCTGTGATGGCGTAGGTAATTGAATACTCGCCAACCTCGGTAATAGTTTTAGATCCATTGTGCTTTGAACCGTTGCCAGCGATTGTTACAGTCTCTCCTACATAGTAGGTGCTACGCACATCTTCATCAAAGTACAAAGTGCCGGTAGTCGCAGTATTGCTATGTGCCACATTGAAATTAGTGTTAGCCCAAATGAAAGGGAGTAGGACATTATCCGCAGCATCGCACACTTCCTGAAGTGTCGCATCTGCATAGAGTGAGCCAACGCCAAGGGCTGCCTTAAGTTCGGCAACTGTACATAAACTCATTCTCTATCCTTTCATAAGAGCTGGGAGCGAGAAGGGCACTCGCCCCCAGCCGTTCTAAGTGTTCGCTAGATTATGCGAGGTTGAAGCGGCGAACGCCAGCGCCACCCTTAAGGATGCCGATTGCGAGGTAGCCGTAAAGTGCAATCTCAACTTCACCTGTTGAAAGGATGTTGAGACGGAGTTGTGTTGTTGGTGACTCCCAGACGTATGCTGACTCTGGTGCAACCAAGAACGCTGACTCATCAACGATTCCTGAAACAGAGATGTTGTGATCTACGATGAGTGAAGTTCCCAGAACTGAACCCATGTTTGCAGTTGGAACTACTGCGCCAGAAGCGTTGTATGTAGGACCTTGTGCTGAGTAGAGTGCGCGACCTGTTGTGTCTGCATATCCTGTGATAGCAGCCCACTGATCTGTTGATGCAACGAGCTTGTTAGCATAGTTGCCACCAGTTGCCTTGTAAGCCTTTGCAGCTTCGACAGAGATGAATGACTGGAGACCAGCAGCGGTTGCTGCAACGCCTGTAGCCTGTGTACCTGATGCGGTGAACGCTGCAATGAGTGCTGCATCTGTAGCAGCCTCGTATGACTTACGAAGTTCAGTCATGAGGAGATCCATGAACGCTGGTGATGAGCGATCGATGAGTTCCCATGAGACAACGTTGCGACCAGCGAACTTGTTGACGTTAACTGTGTCGTATGTTGAAGTCATACCTGTTGTTGAAATTGTTGTGTTTTCATCTGCATCTGCAACTGTTGGAGCAGTTCCCATCTTAGGAATCGTGAAAGACATTCCTGCTGCTGGAAGTGCTTGACGTGTTACTGCCTCAAATGCTGGACGACCTGTGAAAGTTGTTGTAACGAACTCGTTGAGGTGCTGAGGAAGTGTAAGACC